ATTGGTACATCAACCGAATTGGAAGACCCAATTCAAATGTTAGTTGATCCTAACTCTAATTTGACTCGTGCAATTGCTTCAGGCATGAAACGTCAAATGGATGATGTTATCATCGATGCCGCTACAGCAACAGCACTTGACGGCGATGGTGTTGCCAACGCTTTCCCTGCTGGGCAAAAAGTTGGCGATGGTTTAAGCCAGATTTCTTTTGACTTCGTAACACAAGTTCAAGAAGTTTTCATGGCGAATGACATCGACCCTTCAGTACCAAAATGCATGGTAGTTGGTCCGAAACAAGTACGTAAGTTAATGCAGACTACGCAAATGACAAGTAAAGATTTTGTTAATGCGAACGCTTTGCAAGAACTTAACAACACTGGTATCGTACCAAACTGGATGGGCTTCAAGTGGATTTTATCTACTCGTTTAAACGCTCCTGCAGCAAATCAACTCTCATGCTTAGCATACACAATGGATGCATTAGGCTTGCAAGTCAATAAAGACATCACTACTCGTGTTGCCGAAGACCCAAGCATTTCATTTGCTACCCGTTTATACGCTCACATGACTTGTGGTGCGGTTCGTGTGGAAGATGAACAAATCGTTCACTTGCACGTAGACGATACTGCATTTTAATTAACTCTCCTTTTGGCCTCCCTTCGGGGGGGCATTTTTTTATGGGGTGCACAAATGCCACAACGCGACGATTTAGAATTTAACAAATTTGATGACCATCATGGCGGTAAATTTCCTGCTGTACGTATGGTAACAGATGCCCATTCTCATGTAAATAGCGGCAGATCATTTATGGTTGGCGATATTTTTCTTGCAATTCCTAATGATGGTGTTGCAGAAGGTCTATTTCAATTAACTAATGAAATGCATGGATTTTTAATTGCTTCATCCCAAGGCGATTTTGAAGTACGTATTTTTGAAGACCCGACATTTTCTAATGCCGGTACTCCAATGACGATTTTAAATAAAAAACGTGATTCTAATAAAGTATCAGGCACTACAGTAACTCATACTCCAACTCTTACTGATGATGGCCTTGCACTACCTCCAGCTTTTATTGTTGGTGGAACTGGTGGCAATGCATCAGGCGGCCAAGGTGATAGTTTTTCTAGTGAAATAATTTTTGCTGCAGGGAAAACTTATCTATTTAGATTAGTAAATAAATCAGGTCAAGCAGCTACTATGATGGGTAGACTTGAATGGTACGAGCCTGATGCGGCAGCCCCATAATGCCGCAAATTGATGATGCAAAATTAAACAAAATAGAAACAGTCCTAGTTAAAACTGGGCATGTTAATGATCTAGAAGTAGAATGGTTACAAAGTTTACATATTAGCGTCACATCGAATTGTTTGATGGACGCATGGCATCAATATTGGGATTCGCAGGCGGTTGATGCGGGTGCTTTTGACGATAGGGCTTACGCTTGGTTAGGTGGCCTTTTACATACCGGTAGCCTATCTGATAGATGGCTAAAATTTTGGTCATCATAACAGGAGAAATATTATGGCTGGTGAAGTTTTATTTAAGAAAACAGTAATCCAATCTCGTGCGGAAGTTACCAAGGTCGATTTGCCATTAGGCACTGAAACTGTGGCGGGTAATGTAGCAGCAGGTGAGATTGCTATTATAATTGGCAGTGATTTTGACGGTTCAGCATCGGCGGAAATCGATGCAGTACTGAAAGAACTTGCTGATGCAGCGCGTGAAGTAAAATTCACGTAACTTTTTAACTTTTAACCTTAACGGGAGAATATAACATGGCTAAAAAAGGTGGAGCAAGAACTACAGACCAAAACAAAATCCGCAAGCTAAGTGCACAAGGTTTAACTATTGAAGAAATATCTGACAATCTTCAGATTGAAGAAGCAACAATTAAGTCATTTGTGAACCAAGATAAACCGGAAGAAATTGATCCAGTTGATCCTGAATTGACCGAAGATCAGAAAACTGAAATTACTGAATTGGCCGATGATAACACCACCGAAGAAATTGCCACAGCATTAGACATTGAATTGTCTCTAGTTGAAGCTTTTTTAGAAGCTGAATAAAATAGGTAACTAATAAAATGCCCACTCAAGTTAGCATCTGTAATCAAGCAATAAACCTCGTAGGCGGTAATAGAATCGTTAATATTGGTGATACTTCCAAAGAAGCTGTCATTTGTAAAGATATGTACGATGATTTACGAGATTTAGTGCTTGAAGATGCTGACTGGGTATTTGCTACTCAACGTTATTTATTAACTCCCGAAGCAGCATCGCCTACTTGGGGATATATGTACCAATTTACTATTCCCCCAGAAGTGGTAAGGGTAATCAATGCATCTGATAATATTGATAGATTAAATGGCGATTCTGATTTAGATTGGAGACGTGAAGGCAATCTTATATTATGTGATGTTGGAACAAATTTATATATGAAAGGAGTGAAAAAAATAACAGACGAATCACGATTTTCGGCTGGTTTTACTCAAACTTTTGCATATAAAATAGCATCAAATTTAGCTATACCTATTGCAGGTTCACGTACTCTACACGATGATATGATACGTGAATATGAAAAACATTTAAATAGTGCGACTGCCAATGATGGTCGCCAAGGCCGTAGTGACCGTATTAATAGTAATAGATATAGAAAAGTTAGATGAAAACTTATCCCATACAACCATCTTTTGAATTTGGTCAGGTATCGTGGAAATTTTATTCACGTTCTGATTTAGGTATTCATGGCCGTGGGTTAGATTTATGTAGTAATATGATAACTGACCCACGTGGACCAGTTGAATCTCGTGGAAGTTTTAATTCTTTAGTTTCTATATCGGGACAAACAAATGCCCAACTTATAGATTTCCCTTATAAGAAAGATGAAGTATATGCGATAGTACTATATAATCTTAAATTAGATGTTGTTAATATCGACACTGGTGCTATTGTAGCATCATTAACATCACCTTATATTACTTCAGAAATTGGTGATATACATACTGAGCAGCAAGACGGCAATAAAGTTATGTACTTTGCTCACCCAGACCATGTTCCTTATGAATTAATTTATGATGGCGTATCATCATGGACATTTCAATTTATTGATTTTACTTCAGCAAATTTAATTAAAGATGGTGATTTTTTCGGATTTCCTCCTGATGTTTGGATACATGCAACTGAATGGTTTCTATTTTTTGGCAAAGCTACATGTAATGGTACTCAAACTGCTGATAGCTTACTTCAGCAGAATGATGTATTTGCTAATATAGGCGATATTGTTAAAGTAACTTTTACGATATCTAATTATTCTGCTGGTAATATTACTCCAAATGCAGGTGTCGCAGGGGCAGGAACAACTAGAAATGCTAATGGTACTTATGAAGAAGAAATAACAGTTGTTGGCGATTTAAATTTTAATTTAACTGCTGATTTAAATTTTATAGGCGAAATAACCGATGTAATAATTACTTTTGATACTAAACCTTCTGAATGGGCGGTTAATAATTATCCTTCTACCGTTGTTTTTGGTCAAGGCCGTAGTTGGTGGGGTGGTTGCCCTGATGATCCACAAACTCTTTTTGCTTCACGGTCATATACTGTAGCTGGCTATGATGATATGACAACTGGTTCACTAGCTACTGATGGTTTTAAATTTAATTTATCTAAGCGCGGTAAAGTCGAATGGATAAATAATGCAAAAAATATTCAAGTAGGCACAGATAATGCGGAACACATATTGACTTCTGCAGGTCTAGTAATAAAAACTGGCGATATTAGTCATGCAGAACAATCTGGTTATGGTTCTAAGCCTATTAAACCCGTTACCTTAGGACTAGAGACGCTTTATTTGTCTCCTGATGGCAAAAAAATCCGGTCAATGTGGTTTACTGAAGAAGAAGATTATGTGTCTCAAGATATAACATATACTGCGGATGGTGAATTTCCTGCTTCAATTAAAAAATTTATATTAGCTAAGAAACCAGATATGATTATATGGTGTGTTTTAGAAGATGGAACTTTTACTTCATGTACTTATTTTAAAGAAGCCACTGATAGCCCTGTTATAGGATGGCATTTTCATTCTATGACTGATGGATTGGTTAAAGATTTAGTTGCTATAGAAAAAGGGTCAGAGTCTGTGTTAATAGCGGCTGTACATAGAAATATTAGTGGTACAGATTATATTATGATAGAAAAATATAATCCTGATACATTACTTGATGCTAGAGAGACTGAAATTCATGGCAGTCCTGCTGATACAATAACAGGACATATTAATTTAGCATTAAAAACAGTACAAATATTGGCAGATGGGGCAGTTCATCCTGATATAACACTAGATGCATCAGGCGATGGAGTAATTAATTATGATGCTTCTTTGATTGAAATGGGATTTGCATTTGAACAAGAAATAAAAACTATGCCATATATTTCTCAAAGTAATCAAGGCACAAATGCTTCTTGGAAAAAACGGCCAAATAAAATAGTGGTTAGACTTTATAATTCATCATATCCATTAATTAATGGACAACGACCACCTGATAGAAGTTCAGATGATTATATGGATACTCCAGTACCACTATTTACTGGTGATGTATCAATTAGTAATACAGGATATGATGAATTCGGTCAAATATCTATAACGCAAAATTTACCGTTGAAATTAAGAATAACTGCTATATTAGGCGAAATGACACAGAGTTCATTATGAATTACGCAATAGAAAAATTAAACAGTGAGTTAGTCAAGGAAATCGAACTTCTAATCAAAGAACAGCAAATCGAGCTATGGGACGATTTAGATGATAAGATTAAATTAGATTGGAACGTTTATTACGATATGGAAGATGCAGGTATTATATATATATTTACTGCGCGTGATAAAGATCAGTTGATCGGTTATTGTTCGTTTATTGTGACCAATGACCCCCATTACTTAGATAAATTAGTAGCATTACAAGATTCTATTTTTGTTTTGAAGGAATATCGCAGCAAGGGTGCTGGTGAAGAATTGATAGATTATTGTGATGATGTATTAGAGAACAAATTTAAGGTCAAATCAATACAACACAGCGTTAATATTAAAGTTGATTTTTCCCCGTTGTTAGAGCGTAAAGGTTATGTTTTTACTGAAAAAATGATGGTTAGGAGATTTGGATAATGGCTGTAGGAGCATTCACAGCAGTAGTGGGTTTTGCTGGAGCTAGAAGTGCCAAAAGGTCAGCTAGAGCGGCAACTGCTTTATCTGCTGCTCAGCAAAGGCAGACTACTGATGAAACTATACGTCGTCAGGAGTACACCCATGAACGTGATATTTCAGACATCGAAGCTGAGATAGCTGCTTCTGGTATGTCTTCTACTGGTGCTGGTTTACGTGGTGGTGAAAAAAGAACTACTTCGTCTTTTGACACAGAAATATCAAATTTAGAAGCAGAAATGGAAGGGCAAACTAGCGCATTTGGCGCAGGTTTTGGGCTATCATCGTCGTTTGGCCGTAGTGACGATGATGATGATGATGATGATGATGATGAGGATTCTGCAACAAGGGTCAGAGAAGCTCAGGAACGTAGTATAGAATATCAAGATAATGCAGATAAATTAGAATCTTTAAAAATACAGCGGCAACAAGAATTAGATTTACCTTGGAATCCAGAAGGCGGAATGTTTTCTGAGTATTTAACAGAAAGAGGGCGCGTTCAAATTAGTGAAATAGAATGGATGCGCAGAACTGGATTATCTAATTTGGCATCCATATACGCAGAAGGACAAAGTGCACAGGCCGCTGCACGTGCAGCAGGAACTGGGTATCTTACTAAATTGGTCGGTGCAGCGGCTAATTGGTGGGAATCTAGCCAAGAGCCAACTAATACGACTACAACGGCGCAAACGGAACAATAATGAAATTACCAGATATAAAATATAGCACTCAAGTAACGTCTTTAGTTTCTGCTAATCCGTGGAATGCTATTAAAGATATGAAAGCCCAAGCCGCTACTTTAGATGCGATAGAGGGTGTTGGTAAAGTTGTTGAAGGCATATATGACGGCATAGAAAAAGATAAAGCCATTCAAGCCTACGGTGCTTCAATGGCGGCTATGTCTGAAGCTCAAGCCAAAGCGGCTATTAACCCTAACCCTCTTGAACGTCCTAATATGTTGAGAGAACGGGCTATTGATTTAGATGGCAAAGCTAAAGAAATGTTATCTAACACGGCTTACCGCTCTTTTAATACTGCATTTAGGAATAAAACATCTGCTTTAATTAACGATTTTACTATCAAATCTACTATTGAAGCGAATACGATACAACGTAAATCGTTCGCTGATGAAGTAATGGGCATTGCTGGCAGTGGAGATTATAAAACTGCAGAGGAAATGATAAATAATGCTGTTATGTTCTCTGATGAAGAAAAGGTTAAATTCAGAGCCGATGCTAGATTGCAAACTGAAGTAGGAACCATTGAAAGGGTTAAATATTCAGATAATCCTTTGTTAATTACATCTGTGCTAGAAAATATGGTATCAGAAAACTACACTGGCCCATTAACTGGCGATGGGCGTGAAGCAGCAATAAAAGATTTACAAAATGCTCTTTCTATTTCTACTGCCGAACGTGATGCTAAAATAGCCCATGAAAACGGAAGAATTTACGGTGATTTGAAACTTGCCGTTAATCAAGGCAAAGCTGGTTTAGTACAGATAAATAAAGCTTACGATGATAATCCTGAAGTCATAACTGAATCTATACGTGCTGACCTTATGGTGGCGGCTGATAACTACGCCAACAAGAAAAAGAAAGGTGCTGAGCTTAATGGGCTAGTCGAGTGGTCATTATTAAACAATGAACCATTGAATAATAAAAACACTGACCATAATAAAGCGGTGAATAGCTATTATGAGAAGAATCCTACTTTCGATTTAGGTATTAAATTAGCAGCTAAAACCAACATTATGCCTGATTTGATGGAAGATGAATTTCGTAGACTAGCTTTTCTAGGTAAACCTGAAAAGGTACTTAGAATAGCGAATGCTTATGAGATTTTGCAACGCCAATCACCTTTATCGTTAGAAAATGTAGGTACTCAGCAGAACGCTATATATGGCACAGTATCTTCTTTGTATCGTGGCGGTGTTCCATTAGATGAAGCAGTTGAAATTGCACGTGAAAATGCATCTAAGTCCCCTGAAGAGAAAATGGTACTAGGTATGAATTATAGTGGTTTAAGTAGAAAGAAACCATCATTAGAACGGCTTGAATCCCAAATGGACAGTAGTGACCAATTTGATGTTTCATTTGGTCCATTTGGTGCGCCTAGTACTCCTTCTTCATTAGCAGCTTCTTACTCTGCATTGGAAATGGAATATTATAAGCATACTAATGGTGACATAGAAATGGCTCAGAAATTAGCATTTCGCCACGTGTCTCGTGTGTTTTCTACTTCAGGCATAAACGATAAAGACCAAGTATTTGCATACGCGCCTGAACGAGTAACTGGATTACCGGTCAAATATCTGCGTAAAGATTTACGCCGTCAGGTTAAAAAGTTTGGCCTTAATCCTGAAAAGATAATGATTGTTCCTGATGCTACTACTGGTCGTGAAAAAGGAATTAAATCTTATCCTATATATGCTATTGATAGATTCGATAATCCTGTGCCCACTGAGCACAGATGGACACCGGATATTAGCAAGTATCATAAAGAGCGTAAAAAGGAAGCTGTTGATAAAAGAGAATGGATAAAAGAATTTCGTGAAGTACAGGGGACTACTGAGAGATAATGCCTAATCTAGACCCAATAACAGGATTTCCTATCCCAGAAGACTACGGTAATGATGGGTTGGACAAATTTACAGCCGGTATGGCTCTAGCTAATCCAATTTCGGGCTGGTCTGACCGTCGTTTTGCGCCTAATTATAAAGCTGATGTGCCTGAAGAACAAGTATTAGATTATGACCCTTGGGCAGACAAACGTATTGACAAGTACGACCCTATGCATTTTGTTGATTCTCAATCTGAAGCAGAAACTACCAATATGATAGAGGCTATTGAACGTAATATGGCTCTTCAAAAAAGGTCAACTGATATAGCTGGCATAGCTGGTACAGTTACTGGTGTATTTTCCAATCCGTTAATTATGTTACCTGCTATAGCCACCAGTGGCGGTTCAATTCCTGCTATGATGGCAGCAGAGGTTGGCGGTGAACTTTTAAGTGAAAAATTACTGCATAGCCAACAGCCATTAAGAACGAAAATGGAAACAGCGTTAAATGCGGGGTTTGCTGGTGTAGGTGCTGGATTAGGCGGATATATTCAAAAGAGTTTAGGTCGCTCCGCGCCACGGGAGGCCGTGGACACGGCTCATGGCGGCGATGGTATGTATGCGCACCCGATACCAGACGAGGCAAGGACGGGGTACGCCCAGCCGTCCCGTGAATCGGTCGAGGAGGGTGTGCCTAGGGCGGACGTGGACATAGCTACGAAAGTTTCTGATGCAGAGGAAGTACTATCAGTCGCAACTAAAGAATTAAACATTACTAATTCTGTTTTAAAGAAAGCAAATATGGCAGCAATTAAAGCACGTGCATTAGTGAAGGAAATGGGTTGTTAAATGGTTAAAAAAGCATCATGTTCTGTTGCAATAGCCGCACTTGAGAAAGCTGAAGTTAATTTGGCTGCGGCTACGAAAAATGCAGAAAAAGCAAAGGTGAAATTAGCAGACATTCAGGCTGGAGCAAAAAAACCGATACCGGAATCAGCTAAGGGATTAAGTGCAGGCGATGTAGTACCCGCTTCTCCATTAGGAGATTTATTAGCGAGGATTTCTCCTGCTGGTGATATTTTGTTTCAATCTGAATCTGAGGCTGCAAAGGAAGCAGTACAATTATTAGTCGATGTGCCATATCGGTTCGATAAAAGCAAAGCTGTTCCTCAATCCGTGGAATCAAAAGTTCATCAAGCTGAAGGCGATTGGTCTTCTATGAAGCAAGTGTTCGACAAAGAATACAATAAATACCGTAAAGCTGGTGGCGATTTAACTGCTGATGAATTTAATGAAGAGATTGGACGTGCTATGGTACGTGGTGACCAACATATACTGCCTGAAGTACAGGCCGCTGCTCAGTATTTTCGTAAATTTGATGATTCCTATTTTAAGCAAGCACAGAAATTAGGATTGTATGGTGATACGCCTCCTCCATTGAAGGGTTCTAAATCTCATTTACAACGCATATATATCCGTGAAAAGATAATTGAAGGATATAGTTCATTAAAAGCGTTACTAAAATCTAAAATTGGCCAATCCTTAGTCAAGAGCGCAGACCACGTAATGGTTCGCTATTTTGATGATGTTACCGAAGAAATGACCACATCTTATGTTCATGCCAGTGCATTAACTAAAATAAGCGATGAATATCCTGACCTTAAGATAGTGACCGGTGCTGAAATAAAAGAAATGGGATCAGAAGCCTTAGAGCAAGCGGCTGAAGACGCAGCTACATCTGTTATATCCCGCATGTTAGGTGGCGAACCTGTTGACATAGCACATCTTGACTATATCGTACCTAAAGCTGGTTCATTACACGAACGAACTATGCTTTTGTTGAGCGACGCTGAATTAGAGCCTTATTTAAATATTAATGCTCTTGAGGTTATGTCCATTACTTCACGCCAAATGCTTAGAGAAATAGAAATGACTAAAGCGTTTGGAAATACTAAATTAACCGAACAATTACAAAAAATAGGCAAGGATTACGAAGCATTACTTAATAAAGCTGAGACTCCGAAGCGTAGAAAAGAGTTAATAAAACGTAGAGACAGTGATCTACGAACCGTTCAAGGGCTGCGTGATCTTGTATTAGGAACATATGGCGTACCGAAAGACCCAACCGCCAGTATAGTTACGTTAGGCAGAAGTCTACGTGTTATGGCTATGATGTCCTATGGTGCAAATATCACATCATCTTCAATATCTGATTTAGTATCTCCTGCTTTACGGCATGGACTAGCTCCATTTAAATCAGGTCTTAAAGTTTTATTTTCTGGCGTTAGCAAGGAACATATTAAATACGTTAACCGTATCGGCATAGCGGTCGAATCGTTGACATCTGCACGTGCCGCTGCTTTTACTGAAATGGCCTTCTCCACAAAACGAGGTCATAAAGCTTTACATGCTTTCGGCAAGTGGACAGGTCTTAATAAATTCACTGATTTGACTCAAGGCATGAACGCTATTGGCACTATGGAAATGTGGATTAATCAACTTCGCCAAGTAGATACTCTATCTACTAAAAAGATGGAAAAACTATTAGATGTAGGCATCGATGTAGAATGGGGCAAACGTATAATTGGTCAAGTACGTAAGTATGGCAAAAAACGTAATGGTGTAACTACTCCTGAAACCCATTTATGGGACGATATCGAAGCGGGTAAGAGATTTGAAAACGCTTTACGTAAGGAAGTATACACTACCACGCTAATGCCAGGTAAAGCTGACGTACCCCTATTCGCTAAGACCGAACAAGGCAAATTCTTCACAATGTTCATGTCATTTATGTTTTCGTCCACTCAACGGTGGATAGTAGCAGGATTACAACGTTCTGATATAGAATTCTTGCAGGGTATGTTGATGATTTCCGTTGCTGGTGGTCTTGTATCCTATGGTAAGGCTCTAGCCACTGGCCGTGAATTATCTGATGACCCAATAGATCACGTGATCGATGGAATGGATAGAGGCGGAGCTTTAGGCATAATGTCCTTACCGGTCGGATGGGCGCGTAATTTTGTTGATGAAGACGTTGGCGCAGGTCGTGTAGGTCGCGGAATGGTTGAACAATTTATGATGCCAGCCGGTGCTAAATATGCGCAAGATGTTGGCACTTCAATGCTTAAAATGTTAGACCCTAATGAATCTATGAGTGAAGATGATATTTGGCGTATGATGAGAGCCGTACCATTAGCTAATTCATACCACTTTATAGATTTAATGAAACAAGCATCACAATAGGTTAATACTTGACAAAGATATACCGTACGTGGTACACTTTTTAAAAGAGGCAAAATAATGACTATATCATCACTTACAAATCGTAAAAATCAGGTATCTGATGGAGTACAACTGTCTTTTGCTTATGATTATCTTATTTTAGACGAGGCTCATTTATATTTATACTTAGATGGCGATACTGATAATCCTTTAACAGGATATACTGTTACTGGTATTGGCGACAATAATGGCGGTACTGCTGTATTTACAGTTGCTCCTAGTGCTGGTATTATTTCCCTTGTCCGTGAAGTACCGTTCACTCAAACGTTTGATTATATAACTGGAGGTAAATTTCCATCTGATACTCATGAACGTTTAGCTGATTTATTAGTTATGATGACTCAGCAGTTAGAAGATGGTGCTAAACGTTCTTTAAAATTACCAGTAAGCACAAATTTCGAAGACCTTGTGCTTCCTGAACCGGAATCAAATAGAGCATTAGCATGGAACAATGCGGGCGATGAACTTATAAATTATAATTTAGCGGACGCGTCTGTTCTTGTTTATAGTGCTTTTATGGGAATATTATTAGCTGATACAAATGCTTTTGATGCAGTTGGTACTTTAAAAGCGGGCTATGTTGTCGCAGATAAAGCTGAAGCATTAACTTTAACACCTGAAAATGGACGCAAAGTTTTTATTACATCATCTGGTGATGGCGGATCTTTCACTATGAAAACTGGTGCTGCTGTTGGCACTTATGATGATGATGCTACTGATGGTAGTAAATCTGGAGCCAGATTTACTGATGGCGATGGTTCAACTGGTTTCCTACGTGACGATATTAAAGAAAACTTTTATGTAGATTGGTATGGAAGTGATGAAATAGCTTTTCAAGATGCCAATAATGCCTCCCCTGAGAATGTAGTTTTTACAGCTGGCAATAGCTATACGATTGATGGCGCAGTTACATTGTCTAACGGTCGAAGAATCCTCGCTCACGGAGCAACAATTGAAATCAGTGATTTAGGAGCACTAACTTATGCTGTATCTCTTTCTGGAACATCTAAATCTAGATTAACTGTTAATGGTGGTACGTGGAATATCGCCGGTACTAATGGTTTCTTTTTCCGTGGATGTGCTTTTGTTAAGATTAGTGACGATACGCAGATCAATATGACTACCGTTAAAACGAGAGTAATTACAGGAATTACACAAGCGAACCCTGCCGTGGCATCCTATACTGGTGATGCTTTAACAGAGGGCGAACTTGTTAGATTTTATGACGTAGTTGGCATGGTTGAAGTTAATGCATCAGCTTCAACCGCCGATAATCCAAGAGTTTATAAGGCGGTTAATGTAACAGGGGCTACTTTTGAACTTCAAGATGAGGAAGACAGTAGCAATATAGATTCAACAGGATTTACAGCTTATACCTCTGGCGGCACAATTTATCGACATACTATAGCTGTACATATTGTTAATAGCTTTAATATTCTCTTAACCGATAATATTAATATTCATGGTCATCGTAATGGTGTGGGTTCTTATTCCTATGCAGGTGAAGGAATAAGGATTGAATCGGATGCTGGCTCAGGATGGACAGTAGTAAATAACATTAGTATGCGTCATGGCATATCGCAGCGCTGCTATATGAATGTACGCTTTAAATTTGCTAATGCGTCTGCAATTTTTGATATTGATGATTTTGCTTTACTGGGAAATACTCCGTCTGACCCAAGAACTCGGTATGGTATTTACGGCACAGGGATTATTGATAATCTTTCATTAAGAAACTTTAAGCAAGAATCTGTACCTTATTCTATTGCAATTAATAACTCGGCAAGCCGGTATGATGTGCAGATACAAAATATAAGTCTTTCTAATTGTGAACACATGTTTAACTTTATAGGCACATCCGGTGATGTATCTCTTTTAGGTAAAAATGCCTTCAAATGTACAAGTGCTGGAACGTATAATGTTTGGGAGCAAATAGATGCTGATGTTGACGTTCATGATAGTACATTTATAACCTCATCAGTTGGCTCGGTTTCTTTGGCTGGTAATATTTCTGGTTCAGGTCGGATCGTAAACCATTTTGATACTATCTCTACAAAATCAGGAACGACAACAATCAATCTTGCGCAAGAAAATAGAACCAATACTAACGAAGGCGCACTAGTAGCAACAACATTTAATCTTCCCACTCCTAGTGCGGATGGATTTAGAGCGCATTTTTCTGTTTTAGCGGCGCAAGCATTGAGAATAGAACCTGGTGCAGCTCAAATCATAGGATTAACTGATGTCGCGGGCGATAGAATATCAAGCTCCACTATTGGTGATACCGTATCCTTAAAGTACATCGGCGGCGATTGGTATGTTCAAGCACTCTATGGAACATGGGCAGATATTAATTAATGAAATTAGGTGATTTACAACGTTTATTTTCTAAACTAATAGCCGAACATACATTATGGCTCTATCATCAAGGTTGGGAATGTACTGAAGGCGATGCATATCGTGACCCGCGTTCCCATGGTAAAATAGGCGAAAAATTAATAGGAACAGATGGTAAAACAGTTTATGGGCGTAAAAATTCCAATCATAAACGCCGATTAGCAAAAGATATTAATTTATTTAAAGATGGAAAATTTTTAACTAGAACGGTTGACCATAAAATAAGTGGACAAAAATGGGAATCACGTCATCCTTTATGTAGATGGGGTGGTCGTTACGACGACGGAAATCATTATAGTATGGAATATAAAGGATTTCAATGAACAAATTACTAGACCAACTTAATCACACTCCTATAATAATTAAAGCGGGAGCGGATATAGGAGCTATAAGCGTAGCGGGTACGGCATTTTTTACTGATGTGATGCCTGCAGTAGCAGTTACGCTTTCTGTATTATGGTTAAGCTTGCAAATTTTTACTTGGATTGTAAACAAAAAATGGCGTAGAAATGACTGATAAATTTAGATCACGTAAATATGGTCTTACTGTAGCTGCATTTTTTATGGCTTGTATTTTTTTGTTTATTAATAAAATTGGCAGCGGAGAATGGGTGACTATAACTACCCTTATTCTAGCTATGTATAAAACAGCAAACGTAATGGAGCATAAATAAAATGGGCGTATTAGATTGGTTATATGAAGATGGAAAACAACCTGCCTCAGGTGAACTTAAAACTGGTTCGGTTGAAAAGGCCGCTGCGCAATTAACCGAACAT